GAGAAAAGAAAATAGAATACACCCCCATAGAGGCTGATGATAATGGTACTTACGCTGACTATGTCGAAGATTTATTGGGGATAGATAACTATCCTATAATAGTAATGGAAAAGGGGAAGGAGACTTCTTTTGTTTATGTTACCGATAATGGTAGTAAACTAGGACCTAGAAGATTGGCTGCTAATGTATTAGCTATTGGATGTCTCAATGTAGCTTCTATGTTGGTTAATATATAGATACTTATAAAAAAATAATATGCGTTACAAAACACTCGTTTCGAGAAAGCTCGAAGAATTAGGAAATTATCATTTAGGACTTAAGTCTATGCTTTCTACAAACTCTTCTAGAGAACAAATAGAGAATCAATTTGATAGAATTAAAGATAAGATTGAAGAAATTCAAACATTAATCAATGTAGAGGTAGAAGAGCGAAATTAAATTTGCTTTTAGGTTTCTTTCTTCGTATGTTCTTTGAAACACATTATTTATGTTATCAGCTGAACAAATCCAAACAAACTTAATAAAGTTTTACGAATTAATAGAAGCTCACATTTCTGAGCCTAGAGCTACTAAACTATTAGCCTTGTATCAAGGTCAAGAAGATCTATTAGCATTTGCTCCCGCTTCTTCGAAAGCATCCTTTCATAATTCTTTTCCGGGTGGTTATGTAGACCATGTCGTAAGAGTTATTGAAACTGCCATAATGGTTACTAACCTTTGGGAAGCTCAAGGTGCTACAATCAACTTCACAGAAGAAGAATTAGTATTCGCAGCACTTAATCATGACCTAGGTAAGTTGGGAATTGGAGGTAAGCCTCGCTACATTCCTAACGATTCTGAATGGCATATTAAGAATCAAGGAGCTAATTACAAACCCAACTCAGAACTTCCTTTTCTTCCTGTACAAGATAACTCACTATTTATTCTTCAGAATGAGGGTATTCAAATGAGCATTAATGAATACATTGCTATTAAGATCCACGATGGCTTATATGATGAAGGCAATAAGCCTTTCTTGATATCAGGACAGAATGAATCTAAATTAAGAACTTGCTTACCTCTTATTTTACATCAAGCAGATATGTTAGCTTCAAGAGTAGAGTGGGAAAAAGAATGGTTGGATAAAGTAGGTGGACCTGTTAAGCCCGCAGCCGCTAAGCCTGCATCAGCTACACAATTTAAGCAAGCTGCAGAAGCTAAAAAGCTACAGAAGGTAGCCGGTTCTAATCCTGGTTTATTAAACGCACTAAAAGGAATATAAATGATATTTGGAATAATTATGCTAGTCGTTTGGCTAGTAACAATCCCTAGTTGGATTATATACAATCTGTATACAAAAAATGTTAAGTTAGAAAATACAGTAATCAACCAAGCTACTTTTATAGCAGGTATACAAACTCTGATCCTACAATCAGACAAAGCTCTGAAGGACCTAGATGATAAAATTTGGATGGAAAGTGATAGAGAGCTTCAAACAGTATTTGAAAGTCTAAAAACAATTCAACTAGCACTTAACACATTTAAAAAGCAATAAGATTGGACGATTTATTTAAGATGGAAGACCTGGGAGTTGGTTTAACTAAAGATGGTAAAGTACGCAAACGACGTCCCAAGAAGTCTATTGATTACTTTACGTTAGACACCCAACAGGCGATAATAGAATATCGCTTAGAAACCTCTACATATAAAAGAAATAAAATCTTTAATGAGAGAATCTACTATGCTTTCTATAAACTAGCTGAAAATATTATTCATACATTTAAGTTTTATTATACTGAAGTTGATAACATCAATGAATTAAAACACGAAGTTATAGCATTTTTATTAGAAAAGCTACATTTGTATGATGATACTAAAGGAAAAGCTTATTCTTATTTTGGTACCATTGCTAAACGCTACTTAATTGTTTATAACAACAACAATTATAAGAGATTAAAGGGTAAGGCTACTGTAGAAGAAGTTGATGAGGATAAGACTATACTAAATGATTTAGTGTTAACTAATGAGAATAATCTAGAAGAATTAGAATTTATAGACATTTTTATCTTTTACGTAGATGAAAATCTACTTGAAATCTTTATAAAAGAGCAAGAGGCTAGAGTTGGAGATGCTATTTTAGAATTATTTAAGCGTAGAGAGCATATAGATATATTTAACAAGAAAGCTCTTTTCATCTATATAAAGGAGATTACAGATGCTCCTACCCCAATAATAACAAAAGTTATTAAGGTATTGAAGGGTATATACAAGGAGATGTTGAATAAATATCTTGAAGAAGGTAGTAAAATCAACATTTTCACTAGTTAACTATTTATTTAAAATAGTATTATGGATTTAGAATTTGAATTATACAAAGGTAAGAAGTACTCCGATTTACTAGAAGATATAGTAAAAAACCACAAAGCTAAGCAAACTCAGATAAAAGCATTAGTAGGTCAACTAGTTGATATGGTTAGTGAGCCTGGTGATGCTGTAATAATAGTCCCACTTATAAAAGGCTATTTAGACTCTGATATTAAAAATGATGAAGCTCTAGTTAAAGTAGCTCAGATTGCTTCAAAAGCAGCTATGCCAGCAGGTGGAGAGGGTGGATTAAATGATAAAGATTTAGAACTACTTTTTAGTGATATTCAAAAAAGTACTGTACCCTTACTAGATTCTGAAATAAAGGAATTACCTAATATAGAGAAATAATGGCATACGGAGTAAGTAGTACTTTTGCTGATACAATAACCAGTGCCAGTCCATCAGATCAGAAGAACTCATCAGGATATATTCTTGGAAGGGTATCTCATGTTGTGTATGGCCCATACTATTACGGAACCACACGACCAGATCCTAATTATAAAAATCCAACCGACTTAGGTAAAGTACTATTTCAATCTTTGAGTGGTAATCAAAGTGCCACAGCTAATAGTGCCGGTAATCAACCTGCTAAACCTTTTTATTCTTGGATGAAGCAGTACCCTTTAGTAGGTGAATACATTTATGTTTTATCTGGCCCTAGCTCTAAACTAAATGACAATACAGAACAAAGTGAATTTTATTACTTACCTCCATTTAACTTATGGGGCTCAAATCATCACAATGCTCTTCCTAATTTACAAGATTATGGAGTTCATGTTCAATGTATTAGGAGATCTTATCAAAATAATCAAGCTACAAACCAAGCAAATAACCTTACAACAGGATCTACAGAGTATCCTTTGGGAGATGGTTTTTTTGAAAAAGGAGATGTAAAGACTTTAGAAATGTTCGTAGGTGATGTTGCTTTCGAAGGAAGATATGGAGCGTCTGTTAGATTTGGATCTTCTTTACTTGCTAATAAAGATAAAAATTATTGGTATCAAGGACCCGAAGGTAATCCTATTACTATAATAAGAAATGGTCAAGGTCCTCAAATAGATAAGGAAGGTTGGATACCAACTATTGAAAATATCAATAGAGATCCTAGTTCTATTTACTTGACAAATGGTCAAACTATTGTGATTGACGATATACAAAATAGCTTTTCTTTAGCAAGTTTAGATATATCATTAACTACAAATGTAACAATGGCAATTCCGTTAAACCAACAATTAACTAGTATTGAGAGCCTTTCTGCAAATACACAAGATCAACGTATTAATAATAACAATCCGAATGTAGTAAGCTAATGTTTAAACCAGAATTTCCATATAAAGGTAATCAAGTAATAATTTCTTCTGGAAGAGTTACACACCACTCTAAGGACGATTTTATCTTTTTATTTGGAAAGAAAGGAGTTAGTATTTCTAGTCCTGCTACTTTTACAGTTGATGCAAATGAAAAAACCATTATAGCATCCCCTTTAATAGAATTAGGATTAAGAGCAAAGATAGAAGGAGATCCAGTTATGTTGGGCAATAAAACAGCTACACAACTGGGACAATTAATTGATAACATAGTGAGTTTGGCTAATGGTCTAAGTGCTTTGAATGAATCAAACCTAGCAGGAGCTATTCCACAAATTGTAGCTTCAGCTAAGATTTTATCATCAGTAGCACCTATTATAAAAGCACAATTACTAACAACTTGTCAATCTAAAATAACCTTTACTAAGTAATGCCACTACCAGGACCTATATATAATCCAACCCCAAAAGTTAGTGCAAGTCCTAATAGTACTTTAGATGCAAAGTTAAGTGATCCGGCATTTCAGCAGAGTGCAATAAGTAAAGCAGTAGCATCACAACCTAAGCCAAAAGATCCAATTGAGACTCTTATTCTATTTTTTACCAAGAGTACTGCCACATTGCAAGTTGGAGTATTTAAAATTTTATGGGGTACAGCAACTAATCCTCCTCCAAAGGCATCTGTAAGAGATCCACAAACTGGAAAAGAAAAAGTCGTTCAAACTACTATTGCTAACACAGGACAGAAGATAAGTAACTTTTTCCAATCTGGTTTATTTAATATATTGGATACGATAAATGGATTAGACTTATGTAATATACTATCTTTTCTAACAACTACAACAAACTCTAAGCCTAAAAAAAGACCTGAAAAGCCTTGGACTAAGGAACAAATTGCTTTGTTTTATGTTCAAGATAAAGCTAAACTAGCTCAAGATACAATTGACAAGTACTTAGCACTTCCAACAAGTCTGGTAAGAAGTTACGCAGGTATAGAACCTAAAATAGTAACTCCCAAGCAAGCTGTGTCAGGATCTAATACAAATGAAAAAGCAACCGATCTAACAGGTACTAATGCTCAAAGGTATAATGTTTATAGTTTACTCCAAGCTTTAAAAGACGCATTTACTGCTGATGGTAAAAACTCTATTATTACTAGTGAAGATGCAACTTTACTATCACAAGTACCTGGGTTTGGAAATAGTCTCAACTTCATAGATGACTTTATTGCTAAAATAAATCAATACACAGATTATAGAAATATTAACAATGAGGAACTACAAAAATTACTTAAGCAAATAAATGATATAAGATCTATTTGTGTTACGATACAGACATTAGATTTTAGCTCTATTCTTGCTACTGTTGGAAATTTTTTAGGTGTAGATGTTAGAGCACAAATTCAACAATTATCAAAAGTAGTAGACCCAACCAAACTACTACCCACTATAAAGCAAATTTCAAATCAAGTTAATGGATTTATAAAAATAGCTCAAAGAACTTTTAATATATTAACTCAACTTCAATTTATAATTAAAATAGCCATTTTACTAACTAAAATATTTACATTTATTGAAGTATTCTTCTTATCGAACCCACTACCAACTTTATTTACTACAGCTGGTGTGCAAGCTTCTTTTAGTAAAGCTAGAGAAGCAGCTACAAATGGCAAAAACCAAGTTATACGAAGATTACAACAAGTTAATAGCTTATTATCAGTTCTCATATCCTTTGTTAGATATCTACTTGCTTCAGCCACTGAATTGTTATCAAAACTAGAAATAACAATAAGACAACTAGAAGCTTGTGAAACAACTAAAGACTCAGCTGTAATACTTGATTTAAAAGCAAGCTATGCAGATTTAAAACAAGTACAAGAGCAATTAGCAACTTACATAGCTATCCATGATGGTAAAACAGATCCAGATGTATCTACTCTAGGCGATTATAGTATACGAGTCGTTGATGAAGAGTTAGTAGATACAGCTATTGTAAATAAGCGTAGAAGAGGTATAGCAGTAAATAAAAATGGTGCTATAGTAGCTCAATCTGACTTAACATTTGCAACTAATACTTCTATCATAATTGAAGAAGTAAAAGTGAAGTTAGTTAGCTCTGGACTAGTTAAGTCTCAATTTAGTGGTTTTGCTGGTTCTGACCTAGCTGTGATATCAACATCTTTAACTTATTTAGAAGATAATACAGCTTTGGATTCTAACTTTAATTTTGATACACTACTACAAGATAATGGAGAGTCTCCAGATAGTGAAGATGAAAGTGTTGGCTTAGGCTTGAATGCCTTTATTAATAACCTGAAAGGTGGTAAAAAGCTTAGACTTAGATCTAGAGCTGCAATGAAAAGTTCTGCCACAGCATTTCAAACTCAGATAGCACAAGCCAAAACTGATGGGGCAAATGCCATAACCGCCCCTAGTGTTGCTGCTGGTGTTGGTAAAGAAACCGGAAAAGAAAATAATACAGAATCTACCAACACGGGTGGCGTTGGATTCAAACAATAAAAACATAACAACTAAATATTTATAAGCGTATGGGACAAACAGATTTACTTAGAAAGCTTATCCGTGAAGAAGTTAGAGCAGTTTTTCAAGAAGAACTAGCAACTATTCTTAAGGAAGCTATTATTTCTAACAAACAACCAATCACAGAGACAGTAGCTCCAAAAAAGCCTACTATTCCTGGAACCCTTAATACTCAACCAGTTAAGAGGCTATCTGTACCAAATTTAGGTAAAGATAATCCTTTAAAGAGCTTACTTGCTGAAACAGCTCATTCAATGTCAGAAGATGATATGGAAGGCTTTAGTTTTGATTCAGGAGATGCAGCTGGATTTCCAGGCATGCAAAGTTTTGCTAAAGAAACACCAGTAGTTGATTCAGTAGGTGGCATGCTTGCATCAGCAAGACCTAGTTCAAATCTAGACGCTATACAAATCAATGCAGTTCCAGATTTTACAGCTATAATGGCTAAAATGCAACAAAACGGAGAAGTTTAATGGCATATAATGCAAGAAATATAAATGTTCTAGATTTAAGACCTTCAACCGGAATTGGAGTTTCTTTGCCTTTTAGTAATGCTGCTGTTTTTGAAACTGTTTATAATACAAAAGATCAAACTAAGTTTAACTTAATTAACTTCTTACTCACAGATCCTAGAGAAAGAATTTTTAATTCGAATTTTGGAGCTGGTATAAGAAGCGCTTTATTTGAACAAATAACTCCTGAGACAACCGAGAATCTGGATATAAAGATTAGATCTGGTGTAGAGGCTTATTTTTCTAATATTGCTATTACAGAGTTAACTTTTGGAGCATCTCCAGATGAAAATACTTTAACGATTAATCTTTCTTATTCTATAAAGAATACAAGAGAGGCTGACACTATAAC